CTTTGTACTTGGAAAAGGTGCAGAAGGTAAAATGTTGTTCTTTCCAAGTGACATAAATCATATTGTATACCCACACTATACAACTACAGAATATCGTATCTCACTCGCTGGGGATGTTGCTCTGTGTAGTATGTCGCCTGGTCAAGTTTTAAACCCAGTATCAGGTAAAGGTAAAATATCAGGTGGACTGCCACAAGAACCTTAAAAACAAAAATGTATAGATAAGTTTATAATGAACATAATTAACGAAACAATGCATATAGAGCTCGATGTGAAGGAGCTAGAATACATCTATGAATCTCTCTCTTTTAGATTAGAGCACGACAATCATTTAATGTATCATCCAGACATCCGTAAGGACTTAGAGGATATGATGGCTACTTGGGAAGATGAGTACCTATAACGTATACATTGGCGATTACCTAATCATGGAGAACGTTCCTGGCCAAGATGTAAAAGGTAAGATGGAACATGTAAGAGATTTTTTCAATCATTATCCTGATGATGAAAACCGTAAAGAAGATATCAGAATAGTTAAGATTTCTTGACTATATAATATGACACTATGGACAAAATGATTTGACCGTGGTATACTTAATAATGTAATTACAACATGTTATGGCAAAAGGATTTACAGTAAAGGCAAATGCCCCTAAAACTAAGAAAGTCGAAGATGATTTTAACTTAGAAGAGGCAAAGGCATTAGCCAAAGGTAAAGCAATAGTTTTCTGTCTGCCAGGTAGAGGAGTCTCTTATATTTTCTTAAAGAACTTCGTTCAACTATGCTTTGACCTTGTTCAGAATGGATCGAGTATTCAGATCTCACAAGATTATTCATCAATGGTTAACTTTGCAAGATGCAAATGCCTTGGTGCAAACGTATTAAGAGGCCCAGACCAGATACCTTGGGATGGAAAACTAAAGTACGACTATCAGTTATGGATTGACTCCGATATTGTATTCAATACAGAACAGTTCTACCGATTAGTATGGATGCAGAAAGATATTGCTGGTGGTTGGTATTGTACAGAAGATGGTAAAACAACATCTGTTGCACATTGGTTAGAAGAAGATGACTTTGCGAAGAATGGTGGAGTGATGAATCACGAAACTATCGAGTCTATCTCTCGTAGACGCAAGGCATTCACTGTTGACTACACTGGATTTGGTTGGTTACTTATCAAGCATGGAGTCTTTGAGAACAAAGAGATGAAATATCCTTGGTTCGCTCCTAAGATGCAAGTCTTTGAATCAGGTGATGTACAAGATATGTGTGGAGAGGACGTTTCATTCTGTTTAGATGCAAAAGAAGCGGGTATGGAGATCTGGATTGATCCTAAGATTCGTGTTGGTCACGAAAAAACGAGGATTATATAATGGCAGATGGTGAGGTAACATACAAAGTCGTTGAATTAGGCACATCAGGGTGGTGTGTCAACGACCCCAATCAAGATGTAGGTCTAGATAAGGAACAGGCAAGAGAAAGATTGAACTTTTATATGTCCGAAGGAATTTCTCCTGATAGATTAAGAGCTCAAATAGATAAATAAAAAGAAAAAGGTTAAAGATGGCAGACTCAGATCCAAAAATGGCACCCCATAATGTAGAAAGCCAAGGATTCGCTAGTGGAAGTGTAGTAGGACAGTATGACGTAAGCGGTCAAGCAAGAAAAAAAGCTGCTGCGAACACAAATGATTCACAATCTCCACTTGCTGCTGGTTAAAAAGAATCCAAAAAACTATCAAGGCCCTCAAAAGGGTCTTTTTTTGTGTCTAAATAGATTTGAATAATAGTAAATCATGACTAGAATGGAAGATTGGGACAAATCTTACGACGATTTTTACATTAACCCTAAAAAAGAGGATACTACTTACCTCAATCCTCGTCCAGAGGAAGAGATTGCTGATGATATTTTGCGAGAAGTCGTAGGAGATCATCTAAATGATAAGAAAAAGAAGAAACTCCTTGAGGAATAATGGCAAAAGTAGACAGAACACTCGTTAATAGAACTCCATTTAGAGATATTAGTCTATCATTTGGTCGCCATCCTGTGACTAATGATATTGGTGTCTTCACAAATGAAGATGCAATTAAGAGATCTGTCCAAAATTTAGTAAGAACAAGGATCGGTGAGAGATTTTATCAGAAATCATTAGGTAGTCCTCTTGAAGATAGTCTCTTTGAGCAGCAAGATCCCGATACTGCCCAAGTTTTAGAGGATGATATAAAACTTTTACTAGACAATTACGAACCTAGAGTAAGTAATTGCCAAGTAGTAGTGAGTTATCCCTTAGATACTAATGAATTAAACGTAGCTATCAAGTACGATATCACTGGGATGCAGTTTCCACAACAAAATATAGAATTTATTCTTCAATCAACTAGAGTATAATGTCATTTAATCAGTTTACAAACCTAGATTTTGCTGAGCTTAGAGCTCAGATTAAAGATTACCTTCGATTGAACAGTGATTTTGCTGATTTTGACTTTGAAGGGTCTAACTTTTCTACATTAATTGACCTTTTAGCGTATAACTCTTACATTACTGCTTACAATACTAACATGGCAGTCAATGAATGTTTCCTTGACAGTGCCACATTGCGTGAAAACGTCGTTTCTCTTGCTAGAAACATTGGTTATGTACCAAGATCCACTAGAGCTGCACAAGCTGTAGTCAATTTTAGTGTAGATTTGGGTACAAATGATACGAAAGTCTTAACTTTGAAGGCTGGACAAGTTGCTTTAGGCACTCAGACAGGAGGTAATTACATTTTTTCTCTTCCAGATGACTTTGTAGCTACAACAAGTGATAATAATACCGCTGCTTTTAATAATTTAACAATTTACGAAGGAATCTATCTTCAAAAAACATTTTCAATTGATTATTCTCAACCAAATCAGAGATATATTCTTCCAAATGGAAATATTGACACGACTTCCATCCGTGTAACTGTATCTTCTACCACAGATGAGATTTATACGCTCTATGATAACATTTTAAGAGTGGATGCTACCTCTAAATTGTTCCTAATTCAAGAAATTGAAGATGAACAGTACGAAATCTTGTTTGGTGATGGAATTATTGGTAAAAAACCGCCAGCTGGAGCATTAGTAACTGTAACTTATATCGTCACTAACGGAAAAAGTGGAAATGGAGCTAGAAATTTCTCATTTGTCGGTATTTTAAAGGATGATACCGATACAACAGTCACATCTGGTATATCGGCTCTAACAACATCTCAAAAATCCGATATGGGAGACAATATTGAAGATGTTAGTTCAATTAAATATCTGGCACCTCGTATATACTCCTCACAATACCGTGCCGTAACCGCAAATGACTACACAGGTATAATTCCATTCGTTTATCCTAACGTTGAATCAGTGACTGCCTACGGTGGAGAGGAGTTAGATCCACCTGAGTATGGAAAAGTGTTTATTTCTATCAAACCTAAGAATGGTTCTTTCCTTTCACAGATTACAAAAGATGATATCTCTAGACAACTTAAACAATATTCCATTGCTGGTATCAAACCCGAAATTATTGATCTTAAATATCTTTATGTTGAAGTCGATACTTCTGTCTACTATAATACTAATGCAACGAGCGATGCAACAGAATTAATTAGTAGTGTTACTCAAGCTTTAACAACATACTCCAACTCATCTGATATTAATGCTTTTGGTGGTAGATTTAAGTATAGTAAAATTGTAGGACTGATAGATGACTCTGCTAGAGGAGTTACATCTAACATTACTAAAGTTAAGATGAGACGTAATATAACCCCTGAGTTAAACACTTTTGCAACATATGAACTTTGCTACGGAAATGCCTTTTATGAACAACCAAATGGATATGGCGTACGTTCTAGTGGATTTACTGTTAATGGCATAGACGGAACTCTATACATGGGTGATGTTCCTATCGCTGGAACAACTGTTGGAAAGATAGTTTTCTTTAAACTTGTAAATAACCTCCCATTGATTGTAAAGAATGATGCTGGTACTGTGGATTACATCCACGGAGAGATTAATTTGGATGTGGTAAATATAACAGGTGCATCATTAACAAGTGGAGTTATTGAAGTTGAAGCAATACCAGATTCTAACGATGTTATTGCTTTAAAAGATTTGTATTTACAATTAGATGTCTCAAACAGCACAGTTAAAGCTTTACCAGACGTTGTTTCCTCTGGAGAGAACACTTCTGCAACCGCATACGTTACAACATCAAGTTACGCTAGCGAATCAATCTATACTCGATAAATGACAGATATAAAAAGGGTAAAAGTCTCTCATGTGATTGAATCACAGGTTCCTGAGTTTTTAAGTCAGGAGTCACCTCTTTTTGTCAGTTTTTTAAAAGCTTACTATACATCACAAGAACATCAATCTGGTGTAGATGACTTAGCAAATAACTTATCTAAGTATAGACAGATTGGAGCATTCAATGCCGAGACCTTAGTTGTTAGTACTACACTAACAGATAACGTTTATGCTGGTGATTCCACTATAACAGTAACTTCTACTACTGGATGGCCTGATAGTTACGGTTTATTGAAGATAGACAATGAGATTATTACATACACCAGCAAAACCGCTACAACATTTGTTGGGTGTGCAAGAGGATTCAGTGGAATAGATCAAATATCAAAAACGGACGCAGCTGAGTTTCTTAATTTTGCAGAAACTAATGCTGAGGTGCATTTAATAGGTGCAGTAGTTCAGAATTTAAGTAATTTATTTCTACAAACATTTTTCACTAAGTTTAAGACAGAGTTTTTACCTGGCTTTGAAAACAGATCATTTATATCTGGAACATCTGTTACTAATGTCCTAACAAGGGCAAAAGACTTCTATATGTCGAAGGGAACTGATTCTTCATATCAGATTCTATTCAAACTTCTCTATGGTGAGGATATTGAACTTATCAAACCAATAGAAAACACTATTGTTCCTTCAGATAACGTATATTTCAAAACTAAACACGTTCTTGTTGAAAATTTGTTTGGTGGTCAACCATTAGAGACTATTGGTAACTTCTTGTATCAGGATATTGCTGGAATTGGAACTGCGAGTGCTTCAATTTACAATGTAGAGTATAGACCAATCAATCAAGTTGATTTTTACGAGATATCACTTGACTCAACATCATTTGATGGATCTTTCCAAGTGCCTGGTAAAACTAAAGCATTAGAATTGACCGCAGCGGAAGCTCCAACACTAGTTGTTGACTCTACAGTAGGATTTGGACAAAGTGGCACTCTATTAGTCAAACCAAGAGACGGTGCAAACTTTTTAACTCTAAATTACACTGATAAAACCATAAATCAGTTTTTAGGCGTTACTGGTATCACAACTTCTTTGGTTTTTGGTGCTGACGTACTTGAAAACAAATTGGCATACGCATATGCTGGTTTTGGTCAAACATCATTGCTGGAATTCAGACTTGTTAACGTAATTGATGAAGTAGATACCTCTGACTCTACAAATATGCAAGTTGGAGACAATCTCAAACTTCTTTCATTCGGTAAGGACTATGGAGATGATCCAAAATTCAATAATTGGATATACAACATTCCATCTAGTCATAATGTATCTAATATTAATCAGGTAAACGTTAATACCTACAGAATTGCTATATTTGACTCATGTGTCTTTTATATTGATGAGGTTCTAATATTAAAGAACGATAGAGACGAACAAACACAACTAACTGTCAAACAAATCGAATATGATTCAACAAATGTAGAACAGATCTATTCTAATACTATTGTTGTTCAAGCTGCAGGTAATATTCCTTTAAATGCTAATGTTATAACAAAAACTGTTACAAAGGCATCTCATAATTCTAACTACTTTACTGAAGTATCTAATTTTCCAGTAGGTATTCAAAACAGTTATATTGACAGAGATCGAAAATTCTTTTATGTAACTTCTTCTGGTCTACCGAACTATCCTATATTTGCAACAGACAATAAGGTATTTGTAAAAACAAGTTCTATTGAAGCCACAGACTCTTCTGGCACACCTTTACTTGGTGGTGGGTTTACTTATACTGTCAAATCATTTGACCCTGCCTTTATCGGTGCATCTGCTAGTGCATCACCTCTACCACACAACTATGTAACTGGTGATAAGATTTATTGGGACAATACAACTAACAGTGGAATCAATACTGGTGTTTACTTTGTAACTACTATCAACCAAACTGAATTTTACTTATCATTCAGTGGTTCTGATGTATTTGCTCAAAAATACATTGCAATAAGAACTTCAACTGACGGGCAGTACATATACAAGTCTGGTTGGGAAAACAAAACACTCAAAAATCAAAAAATAATTAGAAAGTATCCTTACATAAAAGAAAAGGAACTATTTGATGATCCAAATAAGAGGGAAGTAAACAACCGAGGCATAGGGTTGATGGCTAATGGTGTGGAACTATTCCCCCCTACAGTATTTGATGAACAAATTTTTCATGGTGATATAACCAGTATTAAAGTAACAAACCCAGGCACAGATTACGATGTTATTACTGGGCCCCCAATAGTCATTAATGATTCTCAAGGAACTGGTGCTATTGCTCATGCTAATGTTGTTGGATCATTTAGAGACATTAAGTTAGTAACTCCTGGCATTGGATATCAAGAGAAGCCAAAAATTACTGTAGAGGGTGGTAATGGATCTGGTGCAGTTTTAGAATCTAATCTTGTTAGGGGAAGTATTGTTGCAAATTTCAAGGCAGATGGAACAGCTGTCAATACAACTGATGAAACTGTTACATTTGAGGAAAGACATAACTTTGAAGTTGGTGAAGGTATAGTCTATGATGCTAGAGGCAATACTCCTATTGTCAATGTTGTTAGTGGATCTACTTACTTTGCTGGGCCTGTAAATGAAAAACGAATAAAGATATACAATACTCCAGAAGATGCTAAAACTGGAATCAATACAGTTAATATTGGAAATATAAGTTTTGGTTTCCATAAGTTTACTTCTCTTGAAGCAAAAAATACAATAACTAAGATCTATGTAAAAGAAAGTGGATCTGGATATTCAAATAGAAAGATAATCGTTCCAGCAAGACCTGTTAACGGAGACGTTCAATCTGGTATTAGTACATCTGACGATTATATACTGGCATACGATCATCACTTCAATAACGGAGAGATCGTTGAATATTCTACCGATGGAACTGTTGCTAGTGGACTTTCTACAACCACACAATATGCCATTAAGGTTGTTGACACCAATAAATTTAAATTATGTGATGTCGGGGTTTCCTCACAAAGAAATCTTACGAATTATAACAAAAATAAAACCGTTGTAATTCGTGGTTTGGGTAGTGGTAAACATACTATAAAGTATCCTCCTATAGTAGTTAAGATTGAAAGTTTATCTGCTATTGGTAGTACAACTGTTATACAACCAGAGATAGATCCATTAGTTTTAGGATCTGTGGACAATATTTACTTAGAAGAGGGTGGAATTGGTTATGGATGTACTAATATCATGGACTTCCATAGAAGGCCTGATGTGGGGATCTCTACTGTTGTATTCCAAGCATTACTAAAACCAATTATTATTGATGGATCTATAGTTGACGTTCAAATTCTTGCATCTGGTAAAGGATACCGAGAAGACTCTGATATTAACATATTCAGTCCTACAGGAAGTTTTGCTGATGTTAGACCTGTTATTACTGGGGATAAAATTACTGGTGTTCAAATACTTGATGGTGGTATTGGATATGGCAATAGTGATACAACACTAGATTTGCGTAACAGAGGTAAATCTGCTAAGTTTATTGCTAACGTTCGTGAATGGAAGATCAACCAAGTTGAAAAGAATGATAATATCATCAACGTAGAAGATTCGATACTCACAAAACCAAGTACCAACCCAGAATATCAATTACAGACAATAGGAATGTATCCTCCACAAAAGTTGAGATACCAACTTGGAGATAACATTGATTCTGGTAACTTAGAAACACCTAATGCTTTCCACTCACCAATATTGGGATTTGCTTATGACGGCAATCCAATCTACGGCCCATATGGATATCAAACTGCAATTGGTGGTGCGATCAGAAGATTGCAGTCGGGATATATTCTCAACACTGCTCTGTTATCGGGTGTAAGACCCCCTGGCTTTGCTTTTGGATACTTTGTCAATGATTACCTCTTTGATAACTCTGGCGACCTAGACGAGTTCGGTGGAAGGTATTGTGTAACACCACAGTTCCCCGATGGCACTTATGCATACTTCTATAGTGTAGATATTGACTCTAGTGGTGTGGCTAAACCAAAATATCCATATCTACTTGGAAACAAATTCAAAGATACTCCAATTGAAGAAAATTTTGTAACTTTCTTCAATCAGGATATTGATATTATCTCAAGAAATCTTACTAGAAACATATCACCATATTATCTTTCATATGGTAACTCTGATTATGAACTTATTGACGATGTTAAAGATGCCTTAAAACAAGAGTTTGAAGTTACTAAAACCAGAAGTGCTGGTATTACATCAGTAACTATTTTCTCTAGAGGAGATGGATACAAAGTAAATGATACATTAAATCTAGATGCCAAAGGTACAAATGGTTCTGGTGCTAATATTGTTGTAAGTCAACTTTTAGGTAAAGAGATTGATACTGTAGAAATAGGTATATCAACATTCATCAATACTGGTTTAAGGTTAAGTAAGAAAGAAATTACAGGTGTTACCACAGAACCACATGATATTCTTAATGGTGAGACTATTTCTATAAGTGGCATAAACACATCTCAATTTACTGAATTTAACGGTCTTAGAAAGGTAAGTGTTGTAAGTAGGAGTGTAGGACTAGCAACTTACTTAGATAATGTTACAAATACTGGTGTAAGCACACATATATTTGTTACTGATACACGAGGGTTCTACCCAAGCGATACTTTAGGTATAGGAACAGAAAAATTTGTTGTTACTGGTATTGATACAAGTTTCTCCAGACTATTTGTAAACAGAGAAAATTATGTTGGTGCTGCGATGACTCATGCAGCTGGAACTAACAATGTTATCTTAAAACCTAATAAGTTTTCTTTCCCTGTTGGCAATTCCACTGTAACTAAGTTTACTTTTGAAAATTATAAAACTTATTTTAATCCACAACAAACAGTTGGTGTTGGTTCTACTGGAACTCATTATACACTGCCTTTAACTGGATTGAGTACAATACAAACTATAGAAAACAGATTTGTACCCCAACAAAGAATCTATATTAAAGATCATAAGTTCTTTACTGGTCAAAAACTAGTTTACAACATGGGTATTGGAGGAACATCCCTTGTTTGGGCAAAAGTTGCTGCTGGTGCTACATCTGGTGTTGGAACTGAGGTTCTTCCTGATGGTGATGTGTATGCAGTCAACTTTGAACCTGATTACATTGGATTAACTACTGTGGCATTCTCCACAGCTTCTGATGCAATATGGTTTTACAATGTTGCTTCCAATTCTGGGTATGCACACTCTTTGGCAACTGCATTTGACAAAGTAACATCTAAAGTTGAAAAATTCTTCGGAAAAGTGGGAGTCAAGTCAGATCATGAACTTGAAAATGGAGATTTGATCACTATTGACGCTTTACCGCAATCTACAGAAGATACAATCATTAGATATGATCCAGTTCTTGCTAAAGTTACTACAAAACGTGTTGGATTTACATATACGAGTTTTTCAGCTGATTTAACTCAAATAAACATCAATGATGATGATTTACAGAATGGGGACAAGGTTGTTTACTATGATAACGGAAATACTATCACTGGATTGAACAATAATGAAACATATTTCATTCTTAGAGAAGATACCGACTTTGTAAAACTCTGTAAGTACAAATCTGATGTATTTGACTCCAATCCTGTTTCTATATCAACAGTAACTACATCCAGTGCTAATAATCTCAGTTACCTTGCTAAAATAAATCCGCCACTAGATTTTACAACTGGAAATACAATAACGTTTGATGTATCTGATCCAAGTCTACTGGATATGCAATTGGACTTCTTTGAAGATGTCAATTTTAACAGTAAACTAGATGTTAACGGCACTAATGATACAGGATTCAATATTTCTAGAAATGGACTCTCTGGAAGCACTGATGCTACAGTAACTATCCTAACAAACATTGATTGGCCAAGAAAAACTTTCTATAGTCTTACACCTGTTGTTCCATCTGATACTAGGAAGACATTTGGATCATCTGATGTTGAAGTTGTTGGTAGAAATAACATAACATTCAAAGATCTTGTTTTAAGAAATGAACATGAGGTCTTGAAAATTGATAGTACTAATTTTTCTTTCAACTTAAAAGAAAAACCACTAGAATCTCAAAAATTTGTTTCTAGAACTGGTGTAAGTACAATCACATACAGCACAACATCACCAACTGCTAGGGGCCCTATCTTTAAGACTAAGATAAACTTCCCAGGCAGAGGATATACTATTTTACCAAAAGTAGTTGGTTTTGCAAGTACTCAAGGTCAAGATGGAATTGTAAAAGTATCATCTCCTGATATTGGTAAAATAGATCTTATTGAGAGAGTAAAAGATGGATTTGATTACCCTACAGACCCTACTCTATTACCATTCTTAAGTGTTCCAGCAATCGTAGATATAAGTGGTATTGCTAGAATAGATCAAATCGAGGTAACTGATGGTGGACGTAGATATAATCAACCACCAACTCTTACCGTTCGTGGTAATAGTAATGTTCAAATTGCAGCTCATGTAGTGGGTGGATCTGTTGATAGAGTAGAAGTAGTACAAAATGCCTTTGAATTTAAGGAACCTCTAAGTATCATCACTACCAATAACTCAAATGGTTACGATATTGATGCTATCAGTCATAGTGGTACTACAGTTACTGCTGAGTTATTATTAGATGCACAATTCAATATACCAGTAACAACTGGGTATGCTTCTACAGAGACTAAGTTACCTTTTGCAATTGGAGATAAGGTATTTGTTGAGGGATGTAGATTGAAAGAATCATCTCTACTTGCTGGAGAGGGTAACTTTAACTCAACTGACTACGACTCATCATTTTACACAGTTACTGGTGTCAATACTTCCAATGCGACTGTACAGTTTAGTATGGCAGCCGCGCCTGGAATATCAACAATAACATTAGGAACTTACGATGATGACTTTACATTAGGGTCTATTGTTAACTTCAACGACATGGCGAAGTTCAATATGACTATTATTGATGATTCCAAATACTTGTCTGGTGAAAAAGTAACATCTAAGAAATTTGAGGGAATAGTTTCAGAAAATGGTTGGGATGTAAATATAGGTCAACTTAGATTAAGAGATACTATTGGAACTCTTTTACCAGGCGACATTTTGTTTGGTGAAGTTTCCAAGTTAAAAGGCGAAGTACGAGATGCAAATAGATTTAGTGTTGAGACTACTCTTGGAGTTACTAGAGACAAAGTTTCTAAAAATGATATGAATGTCGGTATTCTTAATGATTTCAGTCAAAGATTATCTGATAACTTCTATTTCCAAAAGTTCTCATACTCAATTAAGAGTAGATTGCCATATAACACATGGAAAGAGTCTGTTAAGTCAATTGTTCACCCATCTGGATTCTTAGAGTTCTCAGATCTTATTATTGAAAGTGATCCAATTGCAAATGCCCCTACTATTGTAGGAATTGCTAAGTCCACTAATATGAAGGTGAAACCAGTTGATTCTTCTGTTGAACTTATCTTAAACATTGATAACGAAATGTACATGGGTAGAAGAGACAATTTTGCTATTGTTACAGAAGATGATCCTTTACCTGATGGATCAGTTCAAAGAATATTCTTCCCAGAAGGTAGACCAATTAAGAGTTTCATCATGAACAAGACTAATAAAGTCTTAAATTTAGATGATATATCTTCTGGTTTTAACGGATCACATGATAGAACAGGAACTCTAGTTGGTAGTAAACAATTCCAATTAAGCACTGGTGGAGTTCCAGTATTTAAAAAGTCATTTGCAGCTACTGGAGTTTTCACTCAAGTCGATCTACTTCTCAATACTATACAGATACAGAATCATGATTTCCAGACTGGTCAGGCAGTTGCTTACGACACTCAGGGTGGAGATAAAATTGGTATTGCAACTACATCACATACTACAGGGCCAAAAGACATCGTTATGTCTGTAGTCACATCTGGTATTGGTGGAAGTTCACTGTATGAGAATGGATATAATATTCAAATTCCAGGCCCAGTTACAGGAACTGCTGTGACAGAAAATCCTCCTGGCGCATTGTTTAGAATATATGGATTTGGAAATGCAGATGGTGGTTTGCCTGGATTCACTACAACTGGATCTGATGCCAGATTCCAAGTTAAGTTTGACTTTGATCAAACTACTGGACAATGTATTTCGACTGCTGTAACTCTTATATCTGGTGGTAGAGACTACATTGTTGGTGATACTGTAGGTATTGCTGGTACATATCTTGGTGGTGCAACACCAGCGAACAACTTATTATTCCCTGTAACTAAAACAACAGGATCTAGAGTGGGTAGTGCAACTGTATATTCCAATCTTCCTTCAACTAATGATGGTAGTGGATCAGGTGCAACATTCAACGTTACTAGAGATTCTAACTTAGATATTTCTGGTGTAAGTGTTGTTGCTGGTGGAACTGGTTATGCAACTACTAATACGATCTCTATTGCAGGGACATATATTGGTGGTTCAACACCAGGCGACAATATTACATTAACTCCTGTAGAGTGTGGAACAAATGTTTTACCTGATGAGATGTTTGTTCAGAAAGTAGATGATCTTAAATTTAGAGTTGCTGGATTCTCCACATCACTACCATTTGACTTTACTTCTTTAGGAACAGGAACACACCTTCTCAAAGTTCAAGACCCAACTAAACAAACTTTGATTTCTATTGATAATATTATTCAAACTCCTTTAACAAATAAGAGATTGAAGGTTACAGTATCTGAAGCGATTGGTATTAACACAGAAAGTATCACAATTAGTGCTGGAATTGGATCACTAACTAAGGGGGATATATTAAGATTGGGTGAGGAATTTGTTAAAGTTAAACAGATAGGAGATTCCACATTTGTTAATGCGAGAACAGCAGAACTCGAAAATACTGTTGAAAATAGTTTCTTCTATGACACTAATAGATCCAACTCTACGGTTATCAGAATTTCAGACACTTCGGTGACTCTTGATGATAACCCTCCATATTAACTATAAATAAAGAAAAAACGTTTTTAAGTAATGGCTAAACAAGGGATTAGTACTGGTTCGGCTCCCAATGATGGGACGGGCGATACCCTATTGGCAGGGACTATTAAGATAAATGATAACTTTAATGAGATATACGATAAGTTCGGAGACGGTACTAATCTTTTAAGTTTTGTTTCTTTTGCTAGTACCGCTGGGTATTCTACCAACTGTGGTATTGCATCAACCTCAGTTCTTGCTGGTCTTGCCGCAAGTGTTACAGGTAATATTGATATCAATACAACTGGTGTTGTAACAACAAGTTATGCTGATATTGGGAAGATAACAATTCAACAGCCTGGTGCGATTACAGAAGGGCCTATTGAAGTTGGAACTGCAACAACAATGTTCCGAATCAAAGCAGACGGCATGGTAGGCATTGGAACTTCACTCCCAACATCACAACTAGAAGTTGCATCATTCTCAAACGAAAGACCAACTATTTGGGCAGTTGCAAAAGGTAATGGACATGGATTCCGAGTATCAGATCAAGATGTAAGTGATAATAAGTCATTTGTAGTTACTAACGAAGCGTATACTGGTATAGGATCTACTTCTCCGACATGTAGATTAGATGTTAAAGGTGATATTTTAGTCAGTGGTACAAGTACATTGACTGATCAGGTTAACTTTAATTCAGACATTACAGAAAAAGTTGTAGGAAACTTTAGTGATGTTATGAGTGTAAGTGTGGGTGGCACATTTACTATTGATGTTTCTCAGGGATCTGTAGTATGTGGTGTTGCAACGACCTCAATTACTTCATGGGCATTTACTAATGTCAGTGGACAGAATAGTAAAGCAACTACAGCGACACTTATTGTTAATGCTGGAATCGGATATACATATGGTGATGTGGTAACAGTCAATGGAGCAGCTGTTGCAGCGGGTGTTAGATGGGTAGGTGGAAATCCACCGCCAGCTACGTCAAATGAAGATATTTTAACGTTCAGTGTCATTAGAGATAGTACTGGAGTTACGAGAGTATATTGCAGCAGTTCAATTAACATTAGTTGAGGGAAACGATTAAATGCCAAGGACTACGCCTGGATCAGGAGCCCTCTTAAAACCATCTTTCGATTCATTCTATGGAGTTAGTTCCATAAGTGTTTTGAATGGCGGAACAGGGTACGCAAAAACAGATCCACCTAAAATTATAATTGATGGAACATCAACTCCAGTAACAGAAGGAGTATTTTTCCCTGTAATAAGTGGTATTGGAACTATATCGGAAATTATTATATTTAAATCTGGATTAGGTTACTATCCAGTTTTTAGTACATCTTCATCTTCTGAGATTGCTGTGGAGAGGGGTGCTTTTGGTACACAAAGTGCTGGCCATGCTGCTGGAATTGCATATTCAGTGTTTTCTGGTGATTACAATATTGTTGATGATAATATATTCTTTACTGATGCTCCTTACGGTAAATCTGGCCCTGTTGGATTAGAAACTGGATCATCATTCTCTGGTAGATTATTTTCTAGAAAATTAGATCCTTTTGATGAAAAAGATCAAAATGTAATTCTAGATGACATATCAGTAGACTTTACAGGAGTTGCTGGAACTCAATTCACTTTATCGGAAAATACTGGCGTTGTAACTTCACTTTATAACAGTGTCAATACAGGTGTAGACATAAACAATAATCCATTTATTTTAATTAATAATGTTGTTCAAACTCCAGGCCTTGATTTTGAAATAGTAGATGCTACCACAAACAAAATCAATTTCTTAAGTGGAGTTCCAAGAGCGGGAAGAATAAGTAAAGTAGGACTTCAAACTGGATCTGGATATTACTTACCTACCAAAGCTGCAGTAAGAGTCGGTGTAGGTACAACTGGTAGTCTAGAATTCATACAGATAGAAGGAAAAGGACAAGGATATAGAGAAATACCAGAGATCTCAGTCAGAGCATCTCAAGGTTATGGTGCAAGTATTACTGCGTTTTTAGGAGAATCATCAACAACCAGTGTTTCTATATCAACTGTAACTTACAATCATATTGCTGGTATCGCTACATTTAACACTGGTGGGGTTTCTCATGGATTTGAAATTGATGATAGAGTAAGAGTTACAGGTGCTGGATTTACATTTACCCCAGTATCTGCTGCAAGAAATATTAATACATTTGGGTATAATTACATCTCAGGTATTGCAACCATCGGTGTAACTGGTGGACATTACATTGGTGTAGGAGAGAATCAAAGTAGAAGTTTATTGCTTCAGGGTATTCAGGTAAGTGATGGTATTTCGACTTACACATTAAGAGAGGATGCATATCCTATTACCGAAGTTATAGACAGTTTAAACGTGTTAGTCAATCTGGGTATAGGTACACAAGCCCTTTCATATGAGGGAGCTGGAACTGTTCGTGCTGGTGTAGATACAGCAATAATGGAAGGTAGAAACGTAATAGGTTTTGATATTCTAGGAATAACTACAAACACAATAGAAACATTTATTGGTATATCCTCTTTTGCACATCAGTATGTTACTGGTGGTGTAATAAACCGAGCAGAAGCTGGTATTGTTACAAACTTTAGTATAGTTGAGGGAGGAACTGGTTTCTATAGACCGAGAACCATATCTTTCTTAGATCAAACTCCTTCAAATGGAATTACAACTATTACTGCTTTTGGAGATCAGGGAGGATCTAGTATAAACATATCTGGTGTAGATTATGAGTCATTCTCTGGTATTGCAACTATCACATCTGCAGCTTCTCATGGATTAACAACTTCGAGTGTTGTTAAATTAGCTGGCATTGCATTTAGTACTGGTATTGGAGATATAACATTCCCATCAGATGCACAAAAATATTTCGGGGTTACAGGTGTCATAAGTGCAACAAACTTTACTATAAGTATCGGTGCTGCAATGACTACCACTGGTATCCATACTGCACAAGCTGGAGTGGGATCTTTTATACCATTTGAAGGTCATGGACTAGAAACTGATGATTATGTTCAAGCAACAGGTATCGCAGTCACATTTACGAGTGCTCCAGCAGTTCAAGTTGGTGGTGTTGAGTATGATGAGAGATCTGGTATTGCAACCATTACAACAAGAAGGAATCATAATTTAACGGAAGATGATTGTGTTGTTCTATCTGGTATTGCGTTTACTTGTGACTATGACCCTGCCCTAGGCGTTTCTAGTGCATTATATGATAATGTAACTGGAGTTCTAACTGTAACGACTGCAGCACCTCACGGCTACAAGGTAGGTAAAGATGTAGTTATGTCTGGTCTTGCATTTACTTGTTCTTTAGATAATGGTGCATATCAACATTATTATCCAAGAAGTAGGTCAACTGCATACGATACATCTCTTCCAATTACAGGTTATGCTGGAACTGCACTTTCAATAGATGTTGGTATATCTCGTGTTAAGAATCAATATATTCATAGATTTGAAGAAGCGATTGCTGGTGCTTTAGTTTATGGTGGTGATTATCCTCACCAATTCCTTCGTGCAGAAGACGGTGCGTTACTAACTGGAGGGCCATATCTACATGAGTTCTATAGTGCAACTGCAACATCAACATTTGCTGGTGGAAACTACGCACACACTTATGTAAGTTCTAACGAGAAAACAATAAAAGTTGGTGGTGATTATGCACACACCTTTGTTCCTGCCAAAACAATTGCTGATTGTATCGATATAGTAGGGGGAGGAACGACTACACCTACAAATGCCGATTACACACCTAGCACTGGTTCATTAATTCTAACAGTCAATAATCACGGATTATCAGGGCCTAGTCAACACTCAATCACAACTGCAAATTATAACCCAATTGTGGGTGTTATGACTGTGACTGTTCCTAGTCATGGATTTGCAAATGGCGATCAAGTTAGAATTGCAGATAATTCTATCGGTTGGAAGTGCTCATTAGACGCATTTACATCAACAAAATACTATCCAAGATCAACAGATCCATTAAGTAATAATTGGGTTCCAATATCAAACAAGACAACTGATACTTTTGAAGTATTTGCTGGTATCACTACTAGACTAGATTATACAGTATCTGGAGCAGATTATACACCTTCTGTGGGTGTTATGACTATGAGTATTGGAACTCATGATCTAACTGCTGGACAAAGTATCAAATTCAAAGATAGTTCATTAGGTTTTTCATGTACTGCTGACCAAAATACTGTAGTAAAATATTATCCAAGATCAAAAGATCCAACTTACAATACTGCCGTTCCAATCACAGGTGTAGCTGGAACTACTATTACAGTAAATGTAGGTATATCAACAATAGTCAAGTATAATATTAGATTTGCTAGTTATACTCCAGCATCAGGTATAATGACTGTTTCTCTTGATAGATTACATGGTTTCCAGTCTGGAGAATCTATTAAATTTAAAAATGGTTCAGTTGCTTTCAAATGCGAACAAGATGGATTCCAAAGTAATCACTTTTATCCAAGACCAAGCGACCCATACTACGATAAACCAGTAACTCTTGTTAGTGCTGCTGGTACTGAATTTGTTGTTAACGTTGGTGCGACAGGTGGAGCAAATATGTACCAATTCTTACCGAACCAAGGTGTTGCGGTAGAGGGAGTTATTGCTGGTGGTGATTATCCATATACACTATCAGGTGTTGGAACTGATGCAGTTATTACTGGTGGTGGAGATTATACTCCTTACGTTTTTGTTTCTGCAAATACTAATGGATTAGAAAGACCTTCAACAAAGGTGGGTATTGAAAAAGGTGCGTTGACATTCAAGTGCGCTAAAGATAACTATGCAACTGAACATGCTTATCCGAGATCTACAGACCCTGCATATAATACTAATCTAGGAATTGTTTCTGCAACAACTAATACTTTTGAAGTAAGAGTTGGTGTTTCTACAATAGAAGAGAGATCAATATCTACATCAACGTACAACCCTGCAACAGGTGAGTTTACGATGACTGTTGGTGCTGGACACTCATACATTAATGAGTCGGCTCATACAATTTCGACGGCAACGTATAATGCTAGTACTGGTGTACTAGAACCAACCATTGCAAATCATGGTTTTGTTGCTGGTGAATATGTCAAGTTCGATAAAGAGTCAATTACATTCAAGTGTGATAAAGATGGATACACTGCCGACAAGGCATATCCTCGTGATTCTGATCCTTACTTAAACGAATGGCTATCAATCTATAATGTTGGTGTTAATACATTCTCTGTATTTGTTGGTATATCCACTATTGTAAATGCACATTGGTTCCAGAGTGCAACTACTGGTGGTCTTAAGAAAGCCAGAGATACTGTTGGTATTAATACTGCATCTATTAACTTTACATGTGCTAGAGATAATTATGCAACCGAACATGCTTATCCTCGTCCTGATGATCCAATCGGTGGCAATGTATCTGTTGGTATCGGATCAACTTCTGCAACCACACTGACTATCAATGTAGGTGTATCTACAATAGTCAACTATGGTATCACTACTGCAGCCTACACTGCAAGTACAGGTATCATGACTGTATTTTCAAACGTTCATGGTTTCAATGGTGCGATCAGTGATAAGATAATTGATTTTGCAACTTATGATGCTGGATCTGGTATCATGACTTGTACTGTTCCTACTCATGGTTTAGTAACTGGTAATAGAGTTCAATTTAAGAGAGATTCTATTAGATTCAGATGTATGATGGATCAAAGGAAGACTATTAAGAGTTATCCGAGAAGAAAAGATCCTTCCGATCAACAATGGTTATCGGTAACAACAGTAGACTTAGATAAGTTTAGTGTAAATGTAGGCACTTCTCCTCTCGTTTATCATAGTCCTACAGCTGGATCATTTGATCCGTTTACTGGATTAATGACAGTAACCATTGGATCACATACTCTTAAGAAAGGAACTTCCGTAAAACTTAAAACAAGAGGATTCAAATTTACATGTGCTTTAGATAATCATGCGACAAATCACTTCTACCCAAGGGCAAGTGGCATATCTGGCCCAGACCCTGCTTACAATACTGCTGTTAAGATTACTGCTACAACAGATACTACAATTACTCTGGATGTAGGTAAATCATCTAATCAGACTGAACACATTTTTGTTTCTGCATCTGCTAACTCTGTTATCAGTGGCGGTAATTACCTCCATACATTTGAAAACGCAGAAATAGATGCACTGTTAATTGCTAGAGATACTCTTGGCCTTGCTACTGATTCATATACATGGAGATGTTCTCAGGATAACTATGCAACAGACCACACATATCCAAGATCAACTGATCCAATACACAACATAGAAGTTGGTGTTGTAACTTCAACTACAGATACATTCACAATTAATGTTGGTATAACATCTAGAGTTAAGTTCAATGTAACTAACGCCACATATGATGCAAACAGTGGATTAGTAACTATGACCACTGATACCTCTCATGGATTGTCAACCACAACCAGTATAGGTATAACAACGAATGGATTAGTTTATTCTTGTTCTATGGATCAATATTCATCCGAACACGCATATCCTAGAACTACAGACCCAGCTCATAATACTGCTCTGTATCCTACTGCCGTAACCTCTAATAACGTAACTGTCAATGTTGGTGTTTCTACAAGAGTAGAGTACAATATCAATCATGCAGATTACAATGAATTAATTGGTATCATGACTGCGTATGTACCGACTGCTCATGGTATTACAACTGCTACTGGTGTTGGTAGAAACGTTAAGTTAAAAAATGAGTCAATTTACTTCTCATGTTCTCAAGATAACTACGCTACAAAACAATTATATCCAAAAGGAGGAGATCCTTATTACAATGGATCTTTGATTACTAGAGTTCTCAGTAATACTCAAATTGAAACACAAGTAGGCCCATCTACCACACCTAGTTTCTATAACTCTGGTGGTAAGATTCAAGGTGTCATTCTTGCTCCTAGACTTAATAATAATTCTGTTAGTGGAACTGACTTTGCTGCTGGTGGTACATTTGTTGATAAGATTATTAATAGTAAAACATATGTTGTTAATGTTGGTATTTCAACTGTGGATCACAATTATGCTAGAGGTGGTCTTTCACAACAAGGTAAGAGAATTGCATCTTCTATCGAACAAGGATTCTCTGGATTTAATGTAATTGAAAAAGTAGACAATGCAAGATTTAGAGTTGATGCTGGTTTGACAACTCAATTCTCTCTATACAAGAGAGGTGGCGAAGTTACTAAACCTGTATTTGTCGATGTTACTGCACCAGATTCATACTTTAACAGAGATTTAGAATACATCTCAGGTGCAACTGGCATAGGAACAAATTCTAAAGTAGATTTCCGTATCAATGTTGACGGTAATATTTCTGAGTTTAATGTTTTAGAAGAGGGAACAGCATACAAAGTTAATGATAGATTAACTGTTACTGGTATTGCAACTGATCCTAGAGTAGGAGTTAATACTGAGTTCCAATTAGTTGTTGAAGAATTGGAAAGTGATACTTTCTCTGGATTCTATCCTGGCCAGTTTATATTGTTTGATGATATTTCGTCATTCTTTAATGGAAATCGTAAGAAGTTTACATTATCAGTCACAACTGCTGGAAACACTGAAATCTTAAGTCTTAAGACTTTGCCTGGTAGTGATATGGATATTACAAATAATATCTTTATCTACATTAATGATATTCTACAAACCCCACAATCATCATACACATATAAAGGTAGTAGAGTCATATTTACGGAAGCTCCAAAAGAAAATTCTAAATGTTCAGTATTCTACTTTAGGGGATCTAAACGAGATGTGGAAACAGTTGAACCAGCAACAACATTGAAGCCTGGTGATGAGGTTCAAATAAAAGAAAATAGATTTACTATTGATGATATAGATCAATTTGAAAGAACTGGAAAACGAATAGTTGCATCTGACATTTTAGAAACATTCACATACAACAGTATTGGAATCAATACTGCTCAAGATGCAGATAGACCACTAACTCTAGAAAAACAAAGACATGACCTAATTCTATCTGGTGTACTAATTTCTAAGGCAAGACCTAGTTTGAAGAGTCGTGTTTTACCAACAACCAGAATAATTAAAAACGTTTCAAAGACTGATGAATCGATTTATGTAAGTAACGCTTTCCCAATATTCAGCGCCATTGATAAACTAGTTCAGTCTGAAAGGAATATTCAGATATTTGATGATACAGAAGTTTTACCAGGCATCATAACATCTGTTGTCTCTACATCATCTAGTATTTCTTCTCTATCAATTGGATTTGGTGGTACAGGGTATACTAATATCACATCTCCAAATGTTGCTATTTCAAGTGCATTAATCAAACGTAAAGATCCAATATCTGCATGGGAGTTCGATGCAATTACTGGTATTACATCTGCTATAGAATTTAAGGCACTAACTAAAGAAGAACCAATTATTGCTGTTGGTTCAAGTAGTTACTACATGAACACTAAGAGTGGATCATTCTGGGAGAGAGGTAGAATCGGATTTGGTGGAACTATAACCTTTAATGGTGTTGGTGTGGGTTATAGTGCAACTTCTAGTGTATTTGCTATGGCCGTTGGTGATTATGGATCTATGGCAAGAGCAGTCTCTGTTGGTAATAGTATGTCAACATGGTCTGCACTTGGATTATTTGAGAAGAGACAGATACCAGCTATCAATCAAACACTTACATTACCAAGTACATATACAGGTAATTTCCAAGATGTTATTTGGGAAAGAACCAGAAATACATGGGTTGCAGTTGGTGCTGCTGGATCTATATTTACTGCTGTAGGTATCACAACCGCAGCTGCATTTAGCCAATTCTCAGGAACACTACAAACCTTAAATTCTATTTGTTATGGACAGGAGGAATTTATTGCAGTTGGTAATGGTGGAGCTATTATTGCATCTAATGATGGTACAGGTTGGGGAGATAAAGTAAGTAACACAAACTTTGATTTAAATGATGTAATATATGATGGTAATAGATTTATTGTTGTAGGAGACAGTGGTACTATTGGTATTTCAACCGATAAGAACTTCTGGCAACCTTGGAGTCAACAGTTACCAGCGGGAACAATTCACCCTGCAACATTTGACTTTAAAACAATTAAGTTTGTTGATAATATCTACATTGGAATCAGTACAGTCGGTGAATTATATTACTCATTTGATTTGGCTAACTGGAATAAGAGAGTTATAGACCATAGTAATGAGATTCGTGACATTGTAGACACACCATTTGGTGATTTTGCAAGTCGTAGAATTATTGCTGTTGGTTCTGGAACTACTACATTCTATGCAGACCCTGTTATTAACAGAGCAACTGCTACTGCATCTGTAACTGCTGGTGTAATTACATCTGCAACTGTAACAGATGGTGGATTTGGTTATGAAGTCGGTAGTTCTCCACCAGTTCTAGTTGAAACCGACAAGACTACAAAGGAAGATGTGTTATCAATTGATGCGGAAGGTGACTTTGGAGACATAGTAGGAATAAATACTTGGTTGCCAGGAACTGCTGATAGACTTCCTCAATTAGCATTTACATTAAAATCACAATTTAATGATAATACCAACCTAGGTTATGGGTATTCTTCTCTCAACGCTCTTGGAGTTAACTTCAGTGGACTTGAGAAGGGAGACTTCTTTACCATATACGATAGTTCATTAGTTGTTGGACACGCTTTAACAGGCATTACAACGTCAAGTGGTTCTAATGTTTCTGTGGGTATGGTAACTTCTGGTGATTATCTTGGTGGTGTGTTTAGAGTAGAACAAGTTACTGCTGGAGATGCAACATCGGGATTGACAACTGTAACATGTGCCTTCTTACCAGGCCCAGTGACATATGGTAATAACACAATCCAAGTTGGACTTGCCGTAACATCAGATACGGATACCTTCTGGGGTAAATATAGTTGGGGTAAATTCTATGGATATCAGAACCGTGCTTCTGGAAATCCCCAAGAATTTTTCGTCAATTCAAACAATGGTTTAACAGGAATATCTACTGCTCCAGTAGTTTCCAGAAAGAAGCCATTAACTTAACCACTAAATAAAACAAAAAGACTAGTTTTTTTAAAATGCCTGCTATTATATCCGAACAGTTTAGAATTCTAAATGCCGAGACCTTTGTGCAAAGTTTTGTCGGAGTCGGATCTACTGTCAACAAATATTATGCGTTCATGGGACTTCCAAATTCCATAGAACCAAAGGCAGGCGGTACTGCCACATGGCCAACTGACACCCCTGCACCTTTAGATGGATTTGAAGAAGAATATTCTATCAAAGAATCTATCATTGCGATGAAAAAGGTTACGGACAAAGACGTTCGTAGACTTGTTAGAAAAACACAGTGGGTTGCAGGCACTACCTATGAGATGTACCGACATGACTATAATATTTACAATTTAACACCAATTACTTCACAAGGTAGTTTGTACGAGGCAAATTACTACATAGTAAATGAAGACTTGAAAGTTTACATTTGTCTGCAAAATGGATCAGACCCTGAGAACCCAAAGGGAAGGCCTTCATATGACCAACCCACATTTGTTGACCTTGAACCAAGGGCAGCTGGCACTAGTGGCGATGGTTACGTTTGGAAATACCTTTATACGATTAAACCATCCGAAATCATTAAATTTGACTCTATTGAATACATACCTGTGCCCGAAGACTGGGGTACACAAGGCGAGACTGTTGCAACAAAGGCTAATGCCATAGATGGAAAAATCGAAGTTGTGGTTGTTGACAATAGAGGTTCTAACTATCAACCAATCTCTACATCTTTTGCCAATGTTCCAATTTTGGGAGATGGATCAGGAGGAAAGGCAACAATTACAGTTGATTCTTTCGGAAAGGTTTCTGAGGTATTTGTTACCGATGGAGGAGAAGGATATACCCACGGATCAATACAGTTCTTCCCAGGCGCTCCTGGCAGTGAGTCTGGCGGCGTTCTTGCTAACCTTACCAATACTGGAATAGGAACTACATCCAATGCAGGGTTTAGTGTCATAGTTCCACCGAAGGGAGGACATGGATATGACATCTATAGAGAATTAGGAGCATATAGAGCGTTACTATATTCTAGATTTGAAACACTGGAAACTAACCCCGATATCATTGAAGGTAATGATTTTGCTAGGGTTGGACTAATAAAAAACCCCACCGTGTTTGGTAGTAGTACAGAATTACTAGACACTGCAATGGTGAGTGGATTGAAAGCTGTAAAACTTGGTGGTATTACAACATCAACAACTTATGCTGTTGACTCTGAGATTACTCAAACAGTTGGTGTTGGATCAACTGCGATTGGATATGTCGCATCTTGGGACAAAGTTACTGGAGTATTGAAGTATTATCAACCTATGGGTCTTGCATCTAGTGAAACTGGATATAAGATAATCCCATTTACTTCTAATCCAGAAGCAGGGTATGGAATAACAATTACTGGATCATCCGTAACTGGTTCTCTATTGTCTATTGATACTGCATATAACGGTGTCAGTACCTCAATAAATAATAAGACATACCAACTTGGTATGAGTTTTAGTGCTGGTATTTCATCTGCTGAGTTCAATACTAAATCTGGTGAAATAATTTATATTGATAATCGAGCTGCAATCCCAAGATCTGCTAGTCAGAAGGAAGACATCAAAATAGTGCTGGAGTTTTAAAAGCAAATGCCACAAAATACCAACTTAAATTCATCTCCATACTTTGATGATTTTGAAGAGTTAAAAAATTATCAGAGAGTACTATTTAAACCAGGCTTACCTGTACAGTCTAGAGAACTTACTACACTGCAATCTATTCTACAGAATCAGGTTGAAAAGTTTGGTAAACACTTCTTTAAAGAAGGTTCTGTTGTAATTCCTGGCCAAATTGCATATGATAACGAATATACTTGTGTTCAAATTGATGATTCACATTTAGGTATTCCTGTTTCAATTTACCTAGAAAACTTAAAGAATAAAAAAATTAAAGGTGAAACTAGTGGTGTTACAGCTAAGATAGAAACTTATATCACAAATAGAGAGTCAGTTAGAGGATCATATACTTTATACATCAAATATCAAAGTTCTAGTGATTCTGATTTTTCAAGAAAGACATTTGCAGACGGAGAAAATCTTTTATTAGAAGAGGATATGAATTATTCTCTTTCTAGTATTAGATCTGGTGCTAGTTTTGCAACAACACTGATTTCAAACGCAACTGCAACAGGTGCTGCAGCTAAGATTGCAGCTGGTATATATTTTATTAGGGGATTCTTTGTCAATGTTTCTGATTCTACAGTAATTCTAGATCAGTATCTGAATACACCTTCATACAGAATAGGACTTCTAATAACTGAGGAGCTTATAACTGCATCTTCTATAGACAATGACTTATACGATAATGCAAGAGGATTTTCAAACTTTGCAGCGCCTGGTGCAGATAGATTTAAACTATCTACATCTTTAATTAAGAAGTCTCTCACAGATTTAAATGATGAAAATTTTGTAGAATTGATGAGAGTAGAAAATGGAGTTCTACAAAAGTTTGTCAAGGCTGGAGATAAAGTTGATAAATTAATTAATGATGAACTAGCAAGAAGAACATTTGATGAATCTGGAAACTATTATATCAATCCATTTCCAATATCTCCTAAAGAATGTTTGAACAATAGGATAGGAAACGATGGTGCATATTACTCTAGTCAACTAACACAACAAGGAAATATTCCTAAAGACGACTTGATGTGTTTGTCCATAGGGCCAGGAAAGGCATATGTAAAAGGTTATGAAATAGAAACTCTTAGTACTACAACTGTAGATGTTCCTAAACCTCGTACAACACAAAAAATAACTAACGAGTCATTACCATTCAGTGTGGGTAGGCAAGTTGAACTTAACCATGTAAGTGGTTCACCCCCTATTGGTATAGGAACTGATTCTCATGTAAATCTTTTCAATAAGAGAACAACTACTGTTGGAACTGGCAATGGCACACAAGTCGGTGTTGCTAGAGTTTATGATATGAAGTTAAAGAATGTTGGTTATGCCGACTCTTCAACTATCTTTGAATCATCTCTATATGACGTTCAGACATTCACATACTTACAATTAAATACATCGACAACTGTACCTCTTCCAGCATACATTGAAGGTCAGAATAGTAATGCTGTAGGATTTGCATATACATCCTCTAACAACTCTAATCAGATTACTTTATACCAAGTAAATGGACAGTTTCAAGTAGGAGAAGAAATCTTTGTTAATGGTGTTACTGCTTCTAGAAGTATTACAGAAGTAGAAGACTATGGTATGGAAGATGTCAAACAATTAGTAGGAAATGATCCAACTAATTACAAGTTTAGTGCAGATCCTATTCTAAGTCTTGGTCATTTAATTGCACCTATGGCAACTCAGTATACAATAAGTGCTAAGTCTGGTGCTGCGTCTACTATCACATCTCCAAGTGCAAACTTTGCTAATATTGGAATTAAGACTGGTGATATCATCCAGTATAGTGTTGCAGGGAATACGGTTCCAACTTACAACAGTGTTACTGCAAAAACTTCAACAAGTATATCTCTTGAAGCAATCTCTGATGTAACTAATGTATGTTCTGGTGCTTTACCAGCTGCTGATACAACAGTAAATGATTTATTTAAAGTAACTCTAGAAGTTAAAAATAACTCCAAGGCATTTTTATTCAGTGATTTAACTAAAAATAATGTCGCAAGTGTGGACACAAATGGTGCTGATTTAATAATCAAAAAATCATATAATGTTACAGTTGCAAGTAATGCCTTTAGTGGAACATTAGAAACTGATTCTGATTTAACTCTAGAACCATTTGACGAGGAAGATTACAATTTAACATTTAAAACTTCTGGTGCGGTAGAACCATTAACTAATCAAAAACTTACAGTCAGTGGTAGAACAGTAACTTTATCTGGATTGGATACTGCTTCTGGTGCTGCTGTGTTAACAGTGACTTGGAAAAAAGTAAATGTAAAACCAAAATCTAAGATATTTAAAAGAGCTACAACTTATACAGTTAACAAATCATCAAAAACCCAGTCAGGCACTGGGTTAATGAAGTTAAATGATGGACTAACATATGATACAACATATGGTAACAGAGTTCAAGATGGTAGAATATCATTGGGTGTTTGTGATGCTGCGTATGTTCTTGCGATATTAGAATCGTCAACTACATCTGATCCACAATTCCCAGTTCTTCAACTTACTAATCTAAACTCAAATATCTTAAATGCATTACAAGGCGAAACCATGATTGGTAAAACCTCTGGTGCATCAGCTATTTTTGTTTCTACTAATGGTAGTAACGAAGTTGATTTTGTTTATCAGAATGAAAACACTTTCTTAGTTGGTGAAGAAGTTACTTTTGAAGAAACAAATGTTCAAGGTATAGTTCAGACTTTCATTCCTGGCGATAGAGATATTAGAAATAACTTTACATTTGATCCTGGCCAAAGATTAGATTATGTAGACTTCTCTGCTATCGAGAGAAAACAAGGAACCGAAGCACCTACTAGAAAATTAACGATTGTTTATAACAATTATGTTATTGAAGCTTCAGACCCAGGCGATTTTGTAACTGTAAACTCTTACGATTCTTCTTTATATTCTGATTCTCTACCTTTTGTTGGTGGAAGATATGGTTCAGATATCATTGATTTAAGGCCAAGAGTTACTTCAACAGTTGCTGGTCGAGCTCCTTGGGAGTTTAGTGCAAGACAATTTGTAGCTGGATCTTCATCTTCATCACATATTGTTGCAAAAGACAAATCATTTAACGTATCATATGACTACTATCTTGGAAGAATTGATAAGTTATTCTTAAGTAAAGAAGGTATCTTTACTTTATCTCAAGGTGTTCCATCTGAGTTACCAAAACTTCCAAACACTATTGACAATGCTTTAGAAGTTGCTACAATTCAACTTCCTCCTTATCTCTATGATACTAGAGAAGTTGGTTTAACTCTTGCAAAATATAAGAGATATCGAATGAAAGATATCAATGTGATTGAAAATAGATTAAAGAACGTTGAATACTATGCTTCATTATCTTTACTTGAAGTAGAAACAGGTTCCATGTCACTTAAAGATCCACAGACTAATCTTGATAGATTTAAGTCAGGTTTCTTTGTTGACAACTTCAAATCTGTAACTGGTGGTGATGTAACCAGTAGAAATTATAAAGCATCTATTGATGCAGTAGAAGGTAGATTAAGACCTCAACACTATACAACCTCTATTGATCTATTGCTTGGATCGGAGGCCATAGTTGGTGCTGCGACATCTTCAAACCCATCTGCTGATTTTAGATATGCAGAAGATCTTGGTGATACAAACGTTAAGAGAATTGGTGATGTTGTATGTTTGAATTATGATGATACAGTTTACTTAGAAAACAAGTTTGCAACTCGTATCGTAAATGTAAACCCATTTGCTGTTGTTAACTGGATTGGTCAGGTTGAATTAAATCCAGGCACTGATACATGGATTGAAA